GGTGCAGGAGCAGGTGCAGGTGCAGGTGCAGGAGCAGGAGCAGGTGCAGGTGCAGGTGCAGGTGCAGGAGCAGGTGCAGGAGCAGGCTGCCAATACCCACTATCTGTATCGCCACTACCTCCTACCCAATTTTGACTTGTATCTTCTTCATTTTGCCACCAACTATCACCTCCATGCAATTGCATAGAGCGCCCGCCCACCACACTACCGCGGCTGCTGAACGCGCCAACCGGTAACAGTGTGTGGTGTTTATATTTCATGTAAGCGCCTTGGTAAAGTTTTTTTCATGGTTGGTGTAGTCCATGGATTCAATCATTTCGGTGTAATCTTGCCCAACTTTACAGCTCATCATTATTCGTTTAACACCGACGTCACGCAAAAGGTTTTCAGCGTATTTAAAAAGAGACTTTCCAATTCCGATGTTGCGGTACTTTGGCTCTATGTAATACCAGTCTTCTTTTGCTATTTTATAACCAATGTGACGCATGTGGTCATACACAAAATACCCGACCCACCCAATTAATACCCCACCAACACGACAAGTAGTCAACAAATACATGTTTTTCATCTTTTTGTACTGCCCCCAATTAATATTTAGTGGGGTGTCATCAAAGATGTTTACTTCAGCGTGGTGCGCAACCGTTAAAGGGGCAAGCTCATCAATAATGTCTTCAATGTGCTCAACCCGAAACTTTGGACGCATATTTATTCTCACAACATTTACGGCGTGTACTGCAATTATCTGTATCTACTTATGCCTTAAACACAAGCAAAACGCCCTAAATAGTGGGTCCGTTAATGGAGAACAGAAGGTCCGCAACCCAGTCTTGCCAGTTTTCAAACAGCACTGGGTCTGGTATGGCGTAGTTGTCAAAAGAAGCAAGTGAGGTAAGTGCGTAGGCCAATGTGCGCCATTCTTCCTCTGGAACCAAGGGTAGCGGATCTTCGCCAAAATAATGCAGTAGGTCCCCGTTCCAGTCGTCCCAAGACGCCAATTGGGGACCCATATAGATGGACTGACGAATAGCAGCCATTATGGTCTTTCGTCGCCGTATTCAACGGTTAATAAAATACGTCCCATTTGATAATCCCCACCGACTTCGTTGGACTCAAATTGCAAACGCATTTCTCGGTGCTCAATACGGGTATCAATTTTACCTTCTTCGGGCCCAAACACGTAAGGACCTTCTTGTTCTTCTTCCCCGCGGGCAAACTTACGTCCAAGCACAGTCATTGTCATAGTGCCGTTTTGCTGAAAGTCTGGCTCCACGCGGGTCAAATGAAGACGCCTGTTTACGCTTGGGGAAGCATCCTGAGTGGGATTGCCCCCCACCCAACTAATATCGCTAGTGGTAAAGTACGATCGGATTGCTTCGGTAGTGGTGTCGTTTACTTGATCCGTTCCGAACTCATGCTGCCATACGGAGTACCCTGAGTTGTTGGAGTACACCAAATTTCCGACAACCGCAGGAGGTGAAAAAGGGATTGATATAGTTATCAATGTGACGCCACCCAACGGCTGCGTGTTGGTGTTAAAAACAAATTCACTGGCCACCACAGTGTATATCGCAGCGTCAATAGCGTTACTCAAAGAGATCTGCGAGCCCGGAGGATATGTGATGGACTGGTTGCCCGCCACATACAATTGATCGGATGTTGGCGCAGGTTCGCCTGATGGTGTTGTAATAATTGTGTTCGCTGAACCAAAGGAAGAATCAAGCTCCCAACCACACCACACAGGCGATGGTAGCAACTCAGTTGTATAGCCACACGATCTACGAGCACCTATAGCCTGTCCGGCATCGTACCAGAGTTTATCTTTGGTGTTGTAAATGATGGCATCCGTACACTCTGTTGCGGTACCACGGGGATAAAAAAACCAGATCTCATTGTAACGAGGGATCTTAGTGGCCCATACTTTTTGGCGCTGTTGGTAGTTGATGTTGTCAAACAACCAGTCTACGTTTTTATCATTCTGTAGAAGTGTTACAGCGCCGTTGTAAGCATAGAACCTATCAACCCCCATCCAATAGAACACGTTGTCCATTTCCACGACGGCACTGGACGACATAATAGAGATCTGGCTGGAAATAATATCGTATCTCCAAGGACGATTTACATCGCTCGTAAAAGATGCGCGAATTAAACTGTCGGTTGCCCAAAACAAAGCAGACGGAGAGTTAGTGCCGCCTCGAACCGGCATACCTTTAACAATCTTACTGGATGACATGTTGACTTGGTTGGCCAAAGGACCGTTCCAGTCAGTGATAGTTTGGTCTGTGTATGTTGTGTTGACGTTGTTGTTTGCGATATAGCCGTTAGAGCCGTACACAAATACAAATGGGTAAACAACACAAACGCCGCCGTCTACTGTGATAGGACGGTATGTTGGGTTCTGACCACCTGTGTCAGCAAGAACGGAGAAATCCCACTCTTGGTTTGCGTTTGGCAGCACGTTTCCAACAAAAACAGGGGCGTCAATACCACTGTCGATGTTTGCCAAATTGTGCCCTGCATGAGCCACGACTTGGAGAGCCCCACCCTGTGGGCTGTATTGCAAGTCAAACTGCCACAGGTGGTTTGGGTTGCCATCAAACCCAACATCTGCAATCCACACATCAGTCACCGTGCCCACTACCGCGGGCGTGAAGTTAACAGTTGTAGTTGGGCTTGTGTATGATGAAGTTGATACAGTGTATACCGTAGCGCCCGGCGTTTGATCAAATACGATCTGAGTGCCGGCCGGGTATGCCGCAGTTAAATCAACAGCACCGCTGGTGATTGTCAATGTGTTGGCGCCGTTTGTTGCGACAGTTTGTTGACCGTACCCAACATTAAAAACGGACGCGTATGGTCCGTTACCAACCCCTAGGCTGATGCCAGAGGTGAATACGTCAATTGTGTTTTGACTACCAATGAACATGTAGTTAACCCCATCATATGGGTTAATAATCATGCCTCTTGGCACACCAGCGCTAGTCCTAAACATTTGATGGTAACCACCCATTTTCTTGGGGATACCACGCTGAAAACGGCACCACATTCCGTCACTATATTCTTTTGATTCAAATATAGTGCCGTCTCGTTTAATCCCCGGGGCTGTCCCGAGGGTATAAACCATGTTGTTTGGGCCTGCTTGTTGGGCCGCCATTAAAACGTTCCACCTGCGATTAATTCAGCGTTTAAGGTTGCTGCAACATCGACTCGTGGGGCAGATGGGTTGCTGTTGTCCACAGCAATCATTTCAATCCCGCCCGCAGTCACACCAAGCACGCTACTTGATTTTAAATACAAACCTGTTGTCAAATCATTCAAAAACGAGAATGACGGGGCCGCCGCAGATCCGTCTGCAGCAAAGAAAGTTGATGCGCCCACTGAAGTCAGTGTGTAGATATTCAAACCATCAGAGAGCAACAACGCCACAGTGCCTGTGGAAATTGGCACAGGAAGTTGTGAACTGCCACTTACTTGGAACGAGACGTTATAGCCTGTTTGGTTTGTGCTGTTGTTGATTACATACAATTGAGTAATTGCAGGCAGCGTCACATCCAAAGTTTGTGTGCGTGTTCCAGACAACGCCACGTAAGTTTGGATGTTTGGTGCATTACCAACTAAGCTTAATGTATTGCCAATAGTACTATCAACGTCATAAGTGTTCGCAGTCAATGTGACCGCGCTTTGGTTTGTCAAACCAATTGTATAAAAGTCCCCAGACGTTTTGTTAAACGCAACGATTGCTGAATCGCCGGGGTTAAAGGTTGTGTTACTTTCACCGTTGACCGTAGACAGGCCTTGTGGAGTAAGCGCCAATGCGCCGGTGCCACTGTTACGCAGTAAAAAGTACCAACCGGTGTTGATGTTTGCTGCGGCAGGTAATGTGAACGTGCCAACACCGCCGGTCCAAACATAAGTCACCGCCCGATCAGTCTCGCTCATCGTGGGGGCGGAAAATGTTGGCACAACAGTGTTTGATGTAACCAGTTTACCTAAAAGCGCTAATAGTCCTGCGCCGGCTAATGAAGCCGCGTCCGCAGAAGAGGTGCCTGTGCCGTATGTAAAATTAGCCCAAGTGCCCGCGGTTGTGGTGTTGTCTGTCAGGTAAAAGTAACGCGCTTGACCTGCGGCGAGCGAAACCGTTTGCGACCCGTCGCTATCAGAAATTAAAAAAGCGTTTGAGCCAAGGTTGCGGAACAATATGTCCGTACCAACAGAACCTTGCGAGCCGGGAGGCAAGAAAACCGTCAACCCAGAAGTCGATGGCGTCGCATCAATAATACGGGCCGCAGCAACTTCAGTCGAATTCGGCGGGGTATACGCTGGCCAAGACAATTCAACATTGGCGCTAAACGCTAATGGTAAATAGCTTACGTCGGTCGGTTCAACAATATCGCCAGTAAACGGTGAGGTGTATGTTGTCATTATTATGGCTCTTGAATAGTTGTATTGCGATCGATGTTGCGGCTATTGTTTTCTGCTTTAAGCGCTCCCATTGATTGGTCGTAGTATTGCTTCCACACAGCAATTTTATCGAGAGACTTTAAGTACCCTTGAGCTTGCAACAACGCACCGTACAACAAAGCTTGTGGGGCTTCGCGAGTAATTAGATTTTCTTGATTGTTTTCACTGAGCGGTTGAATCAAACTGTAGTATGTAATTTGAACTGGGTACTCATCATCTGGCACGGGGGCTAGTGACCAGTTGTTGTAGTCAAATTCTGCGTAATACTTAGGCGTGCCTTGAGGCACCTCAAATTGAAATTGACGCACATAGTCCTGACTACGTTTTGTAATGGGCTCTCCGTTGACACTCATGGATACTGTCTTTCTCCAACGAGCAGGCTTTTGAAGCACAGCACCTTGAGATCCAGAAAGTGTTGTGGTATCTACAACAGTGAGTTGCCAAAGTGTTTTTACTTGAGCCGCAATTTCTTGCTCGGCCAAATAAATCAAGTTTGGAATCATGGCTAAAAACTGAGCGTCAGTACGCTCCGAATAATTCGCAATGTCTTCAACCAAACTACTGTAAGTCATTACAGGAACTGTCATTATATTACCTCATGCCCATATTAGCGAGTGTAGTAACTTACGTTTGGTTGGAAATAAATTGGCGACTTGTCTCGCTCTTCGTCTTCCGCTTGCGCAAGCCATTTTAAATACTGGCCTTCAAGGTATTGAATGCGTGGAAGTTGAACGCCGGGAAGCTGTAAAGATAACTCGTGACTGAGCCATGACTGCACCGCCATTAACCAACGATTAGGCAGGTACAATTGATTTGATAAGTTACCTACATCTTGCAATTGTGTGTCCACAATCAATTGAAAGCATTGGAAGTCATTGTTTGGAATCGGCCAAATGTACATACTTGGTGATATAGTACGATCAAACCAATATTGCAACGCGCGTTGGCTTTCAAATTGTTTGTTTGGTAAGCTCCAATAGTCATCGCGATTTAGTCGCGCCATTGGAATATCTTGCTGTGTGTATGAAAACACAACTTGTCTCAACGAAAACACTGAAGCTGTTGTAGACCGCAATCTAAAAAAGTAATGTTGTGGAGAAGGATCTACAGGGTAGTAAAACCACTCACGATCGGAAAGAGTGACTTCAGGCAATTCTTGCGCAGTAAACCATGTAACACCATCTTCGCTTGCTTCTAAAACAAGATTATATGTGGCTGCACCAGAGGGCACGTACGCGTTAAAACCGACTTGGAAAATACGTTGCGCGTCTTGATACGCAGCACCAAACCAATTATCTACCAAGGTGGATGTGGCGTAACCATCTAAGTCATTGTCAAATAAAATGGCTGCATCAAAATTACTTAATGGCAGCGCTTCTGCAATTTCAGGGGTTACCATATAACGCCAGTTTGCCTCGCGGACGTCAATCACTTCTTGCGGAAGTGTGACGACTGTTTGCGCCGCGACAGTCCCAATTAACAGCGTTTTAAGCATCCACAAGTTAACACCGCGGTTAGATAGGTTCATCAGAATATAATACAACGCCTGTTTAGCGGCGTTGATGTATTCTGGCG